TTAAACTGTTTTCACACGCACAAAAATCAACCGTTGCACCAATTGTCGTATTTGTATCATTATCAATATAAACACCAACTGTTATTGATTGTGCATTACCATCATAATTTGTAAAATTAACAGTTATTGGACTTGTTGTATTGTTTGTTATTGTATAATATACATAATTACAAGTTGATGGTCCTTTAGCGTATATAGCATTTTGGTTAACAAAATCAGTATAAGTTACACCAGTAATAACTTGAAAATATTCAATGTCTGTTGGGAACTTATAAGATTTGGTTTCATTTGGTACTGTAGGGAAATTGTAGGTTACACTATTTGATGAACTTGGTGATGTTGGGTTTGCAAATGTCATTGTAACACTTTGTCCAAGATTTGTTGTTCCAGTAATACCTGTATCTATAGTATCTGTTGCACCACTTGTATTTGGGTCAGTAGATTTTGTTAGTTCTTGGAATGAAAGTAATTGTCCCGATTCAAAAAAATCTTGAGTGTCAGGGTCAACAAATACCGCCATAATATTATCAAAGTGAAATGTATTTGAATTATATTTTGGTTCAATTTGAACTTTAATTCTGTTTGAACCAGCGTATGGGTCAGTGTCAAAATATTTTGACTTTAAATTAAACTTGTTAATAATTTCCCATGGTGGTAATTTATCAATAAAATCAAAATCATTATTATCATTTTTTCTAATTGGAACTCTAACACTTTCAATATTAAATCCTTTACCCGCAAAAACTTCTTTATGTTCAACTACGTCTGAAGCGTTAGGGTTCCAGTTATCATACACAAAAAAATCGGCATTTAATGATATTGAATTTTGTGCTGTGGCTTCTTGAAGAGCGCTTAACTCATCATTGTCTTGTGGTACAGGTTCTTGTTTACATTCACAAAACTGACATTCAGGATATGTTAAATTTGGTAACGTAATCTTAGTAAATGGATTTGTTAACGATTTAAAAATATTTTGAAAATTTACCGGTTTAGGACAATTTATTTGATTTTTTTCTTTACTCACCAAATTAATCGCTTTACAAATAGTTGCAATAATTGATAAAACCGCACCATAAAAAAATGTTATTAATATTCTAATTGCCGGCCATATAAACGCCAATGTATGAACAACGGGTAGTAATATTAAAGTTGTTAATGATGAAATATATAACAAAAATATTACTAAGGTTGGTATTATACTAAAATTTTGTCTTAACCCATCTGTGGCTGGAAATCTATTATTTTCACTTTCACATTCAGTATTAGTAATTTCTTTAATACCAATAAACTTTTTTCTATTAGTACCTTTTTTATATTCATCAATTAATTGTGATACCGTATAGACTTTATTATATTGAAACTCATAGAATGTATCTTTACAATCTATAGCGTCTTGTGCGTTAGTATATCCACTCCAATCTAAACCAAAATAATAAGAACCTATTAACTCTTGATAACCCACATTACTATCTGGTTTATAAATAGGGTCATTGTATGGGTCAGCATTACCCCAACCATATTCTTTAATGTTTGGCACTAAATAATATGCTCGTCTAACCTCATCCTTTGCAAAGTTGGCTGGTTGTGAATATTTTATTTTAAATCTATACTTTCCTTTAGTTGGTATACCAATTTTTGGGTCAGGACTTAAAACTTGTTCACCAAATTCATTAGTAGTTACATAATCCAAATTCATTGGAACTTCTAATAACCATGTTCCATCACTATCAATTGTTTTTGCCCCTTGTGGAAATTGAGCTTGTTCTAATATAGGTCTACCTTGGGTGTCTTGAAAAATGGTTTGTCTGACACCAATGATTTCTCCAGGTGCGGTTTCTAATGAACAAAGACTTCCTAAATCTTGTGGTGGTTTACAATTCTTTGGTAGTGCATAATCTTTACTGTTGGTTACTAAAGAACCCATGAACATTGCTGTTGGTGATATATTAATACCTGATTGTCTTAAATCAAAATCAGTTCTTGTAATATCAATTTGGCAAATTTCGGGTTGTCCCCAAAATGGTTGTACATTTACACTTTGATTTAAAGTTAATATTTGTGGTAATTCAAATAAGTTGGTAGAACTTTTAAAGTTCACACCATCAAATTGGTCAGCAGTTGCCCTCCCCATTCTAATTAAATCTTGTGGAGATAATGAAAATGGTCCAATATCAGACAAATCCATATCCATAACAACGGTATATGTTCCGATTGGAACACCCATTATCATGTAATCACCACTACCATTTGTTTTAACTGTGAATTTATAATATTTGTCATAAACTTCAATTAAAGCAGGATTTGTTAAAATATCATTTTTACTCGGAAAAGTTCCTGTTGGTACGTGTCCTGTATGTTGTTGTTCATAAGGTAAAAGATTATATCTATAACCATCAACATTTACATCATTAATACTTTGATAGGGGTATAAATCATATATGATTTCATTATTAAGGTCTTCTTCAGTTATTGGAATAAAAACTGAAACCTTTACGTTTGGAACACCATATCCACCATTAGCAAGAACACGACCAACAATTACACCATAGTCCGCACACATTCTTGTGTAGACATCTTCACCCCTAACTTTTAAAGATAAAATCTCTAATTGGTCAAAGTCTTGTTCTAATTGTATGTTAACTTGTCTATCAACACCGACCTCAGTACGTATTCTATAAGTTTTGGACATTCCTTTTACTTTCTTTCATAAATAGTTTATACACTATTTTATAATAGTAGTTAAAGAATGAATAAAATAAATTATCAAGAGAAGTTTGTTGTTTGGTAATTTTTAACTCTTACCGTAATATCTTTTGCAGGAAAACGAACTTGGTAAATTTGATTTGGTTCCGCAAAAATTGTATTGTCAACTAAAGAAATTTTCTTTGTTGCGGCGTTTTCATATGGCATTGATGTCTGTGCTGAACTGTATTGACCACCAACTTTGTTAAATACTGAAATATCAGTGACACTTAACACACCATTTTCGGCCTGTAAAATTCTATTTAATTCAGATAAAACAATATTCTCACCTAAACCTCTTACAGCAGGACTAAAGAATGTTGTAACCCTATCAATAACATTTGATATAACAACACCCTGATTTTGTGCCGCATCTAACACTACTGATATATCTAAAGCTAAATCAATAACTTCCGCACTTCCAATCGCAACGTAATCATTAATCATTCTATAATTTGACAAATATTCTGCCAAATTTTTCTTCATGGTTTGTGAAACTTCAGATGTTAAATTACCTGTAGCATCATAGGACAAAACATTAATATTGATTTTATTATTATTTTCCGTTATTGAAACTTTAGCAGGAGCTCCAAATTGACCTGGCATGTTTCTAATTATGGCTTCATAATCATTTATTGTTACCGCTCTGTTTTGAGCAGCAAAGTTAAATGTAACATAATTTCTTACCTCTTCTGTTGAAGGGTATCCGGCACCACCAATTGCTGCTGTTACGTTATTACACGCTAAAGAATTTATTACCGAATTATTTAAAATATCCGATGGACCATTAACAAAGAAATCTACAGAACCAATTTGATTAATAACATTAACACCCAAGTTGGTACCTTGACCACCACCAATTCTATATTGAATGAACATTGTTGTGTTCGCCTGTGGTGCATTACCCAAAGACATTGAGTTATTTTGGTATCTCTGAATTTTTAACGGTACGTTAAGTGCCGTAAACTCTCTAAGTTGGTCTTCAGCAGTATTGGTACCACCACCAAAAGTTAACTTAATAAAACCTTCAGGTGTATATTCAGTGATAAATCTATCTTGGGTTTGAATATATCTTCCAACTTTAATTCCAGGGTCATCAGATGGTTTTGTTGGGTCTTCAATAAAAACTCTATCTTCAGCAAGAGCTGACACTTCATACCATCTACCTTCAGCACCTAAAAATTCTTGTGCTGTAGGTACGTTTGAATATGCGGTTCCATCTCTTTGTATTATTGATGTAACACCCAATACGTTTTTTTCAGGTAAGAAAAATTCAAAAAATGGTCTAACATCATTTGGTGTTATTACTCTTTTGAATACCTTTGTAATAC